ACGATCTTAGCCACAACGAACAGCCGCTCAAGAACCTCTGGGTCCTCTACATCAGACGGCCTAATGGGGCCTGTAGGTAAGAGTTCAGGACTAACCCTCGTTGCGATCTCTACGCAGACTGCGCCTAACGCGGGGCAGCTTTCTTCGTATCGGCAGAAACGGCAGTTTACCGAGGGGGTAACGTCGTCGATTTCAATCGAGCCCGTCTCCCACTTGGGTCGTGTGATCTCTGCTTTCCTAATTATCTCAGAAATTTGGTTACGTAAGTCGCCCATTTGTTCGCGCTTAAATAACCCGCAAAGGACACCGCCATTGAGTGGCACGATGAAGGCAAACTTAATCGTGTGTATGTGGGGGAACATCTGCAATACTGCCAACGCATATGCCTTAGATTGCCAGTTCTTCTCAGGCTCGTCGATCTTGCTGATGCCTGTCTTGTAGTCGATCATTACGGCATCTCCTTCTGCGGTATGTACCAGCAGGTCGCATGTGCCAAAGGTCGGTGTTGCTGCATCGAGTTCGAGGTGTAGCCGAATTTCTCGTTCAATAATCTTAGGGGTGTCACCGAAGACACCGTTGAGTATCTCTTCCTCGTCCGCAAGGATGGCCTCATAGAGTTTGACTTCTTCCTCGTCGTGCAGAGCGGACGGGTCACGAACCTCCAGAGCTTCGTGGATGCGCGTTCCTTTTTCGGCTGCGCCTGACGTTCCCTCCTTGCCGTGGTATCCGGCACAGGTGGCGACATACTTGAGGGATGATGGTCCGAACTCAGCATGAGCGCGTTCGGAATGGTTTGTGGTTTCTTGATTCATAATTCTTGTTTCGTGTGAAGTGTTTCCATAGCTTTACGCTTCGCCTCAAGTGCTGTCAATACTTTTTCTTCAATAGTTTTTGATGCGATCAGAACCCTTTGAATAGAAGGGCTTTTTGAGTTTGCTCGGTGGATGCGTCCGAGTGTTTGGATATATTCTTTCACGTTAAACGTAGGGGAGATTAGGCTCATGCGCGGGTGCCCGCCGTGTTCATCGTGGAGGGATACGCCAACCCCACCAGCGGCAATGTTGCATAGGATCACGCGTGTTTGGTTGGTTTGGAACCGTTGCACGTTATCTTCGCGAACCATAGCCGACTGACCTCCGACCACGCACGACGCATCAGGGAATGCTGCGGCTAGTGCTTTGACCGTATCTACGAAGTTGACGAACACGGCCACGCTGTAACCTTCTTCGTTTGCGTCTTCGATCATGCTGATGATGTCGGGCACTTTTGCTGCTTCCGCAAGTTGGCGAGCGCGGAGAATCTCGACAAGGATATGGGGGCTCGCGCCACCGTCCTCCACGAACCGCTCTACGATCTCAGGTGTGACGCCGTGTTGCTTGTAAAATTTAGCGATGTCGCTCAGACCAGAAAACGCAAGTGGCTCCGTAATAACATGATTATCTGTGAATGCGGACGGCAGATCAGATGGCGCGAGCTTAACACATTTCACGCCGTAGAGTTCTTTATTGAGTTCAGCCAGCTTTGCAAGTGGACCAGCTATCCAGTTCTTCCAGTGGTCTTGCTTACAACCGTATTGCATCATCCACGAGAACCAACTCTTTAGTTTGCCAACAGGTTTGTTGAGTGAGTGTGCATCTAAAACAAAACCGATTGCACGCATCTCCGTCGGATCTTGGCACGCGGTAGCTGACAGCAGTAGGTTGTACAGACCCGCTTGCTTGGCTGCGATCAGCATCTGGGCGTTCTGGCTGAAAGGTGATTTGCACTTGTGGCACTCGTCCCAAATTAACAAGGTCTCTTGGGGTAGCTGCCAACGGAAAAGTTTCTTACCTACTTTGGCTAAAAACGAATTACCTCTTTTGAGTTTCTCGTAGTTGGTTACAAAGATTGGTGTGATGCCCACCTCTTTAAGCTCGCGTTCCCATGACGGGATAACGATCTTCGGACACACGACGGCAACTGGAATGCCTAACTCTAACGCAACTCTGGATGCGATAACTGTCTTGCCGACTCCCGTATGAGAGCCGTCAAGCGCGCCTCTATGCAGCTTGAGCGCAGCAATAAGGAAGTCAACGGATTCCCGTTGCTTGTCAAATAATGTTTTCATTGCTTGCCTTTCGGTTGCTCGTCGTTATCAATGGTCTTCTTAAAGCCCACATTACCCGCAACATGATACACGACTACCCCTTCAGGGTTCATGTAGTTTGGGGCGGCTACACTTCCGTATCGTTTCAAATCACGAAGAGCCGCATCGACAACGGGGATGTCGTCGTAGGTATCATCAAAGAGGCACCGATCAAGGATTGGCACCACCTTGCAGCAAGCTGGGGCATTCTCGGTGAACTTGGGTTCCGCTTTCGGGTTTTGGTTCTCAATGACGTAGGTGGGTTTATCGTGTTCCACCCATCGTAAAGCGTTGAAGAGCGAGAAGAAACGCTCACCATTCTTGAAGCCGTATCCTCGTTGGATGCCAGAACCCCACCACTCGCCAAAGTGGTGTCCTTCGCCTAAGCCAAATAGTTCAGTAGCGTTATCAACAACCCAATTAGCAAAACCAAAGTTATCACTAGCAGTAGTAAGCCACCTAGTACGGCTCCCAGCCCACATGCCTAAAACAGTTCCGTCTTTCTTAAATATTGTATGAATTCTGGTGTCATTTGTTTAGGTAGTGTGTGCGTGTTTTCATATTGTTAGAGGTGGCAGTCTTCGCAAGCCCAGCCCATGTTCCATGTGTAGATGAGCCTACGACCACACAAACATTCCATCTTATCTTCTGGTGGGCGACCTGTTTCCACACCAAATTCTTCGGCTATAAATTCCGATCCGCAATGCGGGTTCTCAGGCTTCTTATATCGGTCATCCTGTAACGTGTTGCAGTGCTGGGCATCCAGTAGAATGTTGCAGCTACAGGCTATATGAGCTATGTGCGAGATACCGGATTCAGGATCTAGATCTTCACCGTCACGCCACGCGTTGAGGTGTCGCATGATGGCTGCTACATATGTAGTCGCACAGACTCCAGTATCGCGCCAGTTGAACGGACCGTATTTCGCTGAGCCTAACTTGTGAACCCATGCGGTCTGCTCCATAGCAAACGGTGGGATCAATGCTAGTGGTGTCTTCGTAGCGCCTATTGCTCCTTTTGGATCATTCGGTGTGTTCATAACTATTGTTTTTATTTTTATGGATAGTGCTAGATATTAACTGCGGTGTTTGTAATGCTGTGACCACGGTCGAAGGAAGGTCGGCATAGGTATCCAACCCCTATCACGCCTAGTTACTCCGAACCTTAATCGGAATCCAAACCAGTTGATAGCCAATCCACCGTAACATTGACGGTCAATACTCGGTAAGATACCACCTCTCAGGTGTGGGTAACTGCGACCTTTGGCAACATCCACATCTACGGTTTTATAGTAATTCTGAAAGCTCATCCAGTTGCAATCAATATACCACCACGGATAGTGTGAATTTCCGTTTCGATCCAACGGAATCTTGATCGCGACCTTCGGTTTTAGTTTACTCATAGTTTTTCAGGTGTGCGTTGGAGTGCATACGACTTATCGAGTCGGTTGTCAAATATTTTTGTCACAAATCAGCTGGCTAACTTGTGACAGATCACAGTCTCCACGTGGTTGTAGTTACACTGTCACCGCAGGTCTCACACGAACCGTCTTCGGTTTCGTAATTATCCGAATCGAAGCAATCAATCAAGTCATCGACACGGACGTTGTTCCGCTTCAGTTCGTGCTTGAACCGTTCACATAGGTGGTCAACCAGTTCCATGATCTCTATGGGAGTCATCGGGTTGTATTCGCCGTAAAGATCCTTCCCGTTGGCGGTTGTGCCGAAGGAGAGGCATCCTTCTGATCTGATGATTTCGTATTTTTTTCGCATAGTTATTTCGGTTACTTAGTAAGTTCATCCTGATTTACTTTAAACACACCGACATATCAATTATTTTTTTAGAAAAGTTCGTCTTCCAAAAGAACGATCAGCTCTCGAAATGTTTCGGCAGTGTCGATGATAGAGTAGTCTGGCAAGTCAAACTCTTCAGCTACCATGTCTCTAAAAGCGACAAACTCTTCAGGCTCAAAGAACGCTTCAAGCTCACTGCTAAAAGGGAGCTTTATCGCAGAGCCTGTGGTGTCTTCAACGATCGCCTCAAGAGCGTTTATGATGTAGCTTCGATTCATAGTAGTTGGTGGTCTCGATTGTAGTAAGCAATTAGGGCTGCGTCAATAATTCCATCGTGGGGTGTTTTGCTTCTGCTGGTAGCCAGCCACTGCTCTGTAGGCCACAACTTGTTGGCAGCAGCTAGGGCGGCGACCTTGGTCATCCCCTTCGCAAGTCTCTTGCCGAGCACCGCGTCTTGCCACTCCTTGACCTGAACCCTTCTTACTTCAAATCGTTTAGCCTCACACGCCCCTAGAATAAGACCAAATGAAATACTCATGGATCGCATCGCTTGTGAAGATTTGGCGTGTTTGAGTGGTTCTTCAACACAAACGATCATGTTGTTGCGATAAGGTTCCAGCCATTCAAGTAGTGCAGGAATATCCACTTCGGATGTTTTTGTAGTCTTTTTAATTGGCATCGCTCTATATGCAAGCACAGCGCCATCAAATGCCGCCACAGCGCAGAGACCACCACTGATCCCGTTGTCAATGCCTACGATAACAGTGTCATCATTCATCCGACTCGTCGGGTTCTTCTGCGTCTATAACTACGGAAGCACTACCTCCGTTGGTTGCCCTGCTGTTATTGAGTATTGAGACGTCGATGGTGAGCGATCCTGACCCACCGCTTCCGCCTTTGGGGTTGAGGCCGAGGTTGCGGCGAATCAACTGGTCGAGCTCTGATAACTCACGGACGGTTCTCGGACCGCGTACATTTATTAAATTGTCGCGCAGCATTTTAATTGCACTCGCTGCGACGTAGGCTTGATACTTGTCTGCCGGACTGGATTGATTCTCGGCTACTTCCAATAAGGCTTGCTGTTCCGTATCTCGCGCTGCCAGTTTGGCGTCGGCAACTATGGCAGTGGTGGAGTCTTCAAGGTTTTTGGCGAATGGTTCGGCTTCGCTGTCTGGTTTGTCTACGATTACGTTTTTAAGCCACCGACAAACTGTGTCAGTGCTGACGCCAAGTTGCTCGGCAATACGAATCTTCATCACGCCTTGCTGATACAGCTCGATGGCGCGTTGGGTTCTCGCCGCTTTAGCTTGCCGACGTTCAGCTTGTCCTTTGCGTAGCTCTGCCGTTGGCGTTAACTTTTTTTTTCTTACGGGCATGTGCAAGTCAGAGAAGAGTATAAACTATTACTTGTCAAACTTTTTTAATGTCGTAGCCTCCACTTCACTTTACTTATCACTTTACTTATGGGCCGACCAAGAAAATACGACCCCGACAAGGTCTCAACCTCCGTGCTGGAGCCGCGCATAGATCCCGCTACAAACAAAATGGATGTTGGGGGTTTCTTAATCCCTGTAACCAATACCCTTACCGCTCTGTTGTGGGGTTTTGCTAACCATCCGTCCAACAAGGCGAAGGAGTTCTATTTCTGGCGCGTAGCGGATTTGCTATGGAACAGGGACGATCTGCCTGAACACATGTTCCTCAAGCATCCGTGGGCGGAGCAGATTATCCGTGAGTGTATAGATAACAAGTATCTTGCTGTCGGCGGTGCAGCATCGAGTGGTAAGAGCCACACCCTAGCTGGCTACGGTATTGTCACATGGCTGGCGAGACCGCGTGATACCCTTGTCCTAATGACATCGACCACATTGCGTGAGGCTCGTAAGCGGATCTGGGGTTCGGTAATCTCTCTACTGTCTGTCATTGACGGTGCCCCGATCAACATTCGGGATTCGATTGGCAGTGCTAACTACATCGACGAGAACGGACAGACCTTCGATAGAGCGGGTCTTTCGCTTATCGCTGCGGAGAAAAGCCGCACACGTGAGGCTATCGGTAAATTCATTGGTCTCAAACAAAAACACGTTCTCCTAATCGGTGACGAATTAGGAGAACTCAGTGAGGCTATCCAACAAGCCGCACTTGCCAACTTAAGTAAGAACCCTCGTTTCGAGTTCAAAGGTCTGTCCAACCCTGCAAGTCGCTTCGATTCGTTCGGTATCTGGTCTACACCAAAAGAAGGATGGGAGTCCATTACGCCAGACGTAGACGACGAATGGGTTACGAAGTGGGGCGGCAAGTACATTCGACTGGACGGTGAACGCAGCCCCAACGTGGCGGCTGGCTACACGGTATACCCGTTCTTGCCTACCATCGAGAAGATCGCAGAAGATAAGGCGCTGTTAGGTGAGACTAGCCGTGCATACATGCGAATGGTTCGTGCTGTGTTCTTTGATAGCGATGAGGCGGAAGGTATCTACGGTGAGTCCGAGATACTCAAGGCGAACGGTATGAAGAGATCTGAGTTTATCGGACCTACTACGCTAATTGCAGGAGTCGATCCAGCGTTCACCAACGGCGGAGACAGGACGGTCATGTACACCGCTAAGGTCGGTCAGTTCGCGGACGGACAATATGGTATGCAGTTCGAGGAATACATAAGCCTAAACGATGATGCGACTAACAAAGCAGTGCCGAGGACGTATCAGATCGTTCACCAAATTCGAGACACCTGTATACGATTAGGGATCAAACCAGAGAACGTTGCCATCGACTCAACTGGAGCGGGCTCGCCGTTCTGTGACGTTCTAGCAGGTGAGTGGTCAGACCAATTCCTGCGCGTGCAGTTCGGAGGAAAGGCTTCAGACAGGCGGGTTAGTATGAACAGCAAGCTAACTGGAGAAGAACTCTACACCAACCGTGTGTCAGAGCTGTGGTTTGTGGGCAAAGAGTTCCTACGCACTAAACAGATAATGGGGATCAGTGACGTACTGGCAAAGGAGATGTGCATCAGGCGATACGAGATGGTCAAATCCGGTAACCTGCGCGTCAAAGTCGAAACCAAAGCCGAACTCAAGCAGCGTATGGGGCAGTCGCCAGACATCGCCGACGCTGCATTTATCGCGCTGGATCTGGCAAGACAGCGTCACGGACTTGTCGCAGTGGACGCCCCGAGCAAAACGGAGATGGGTGTGTTTGGTCGGTCGGCACCGAGAACGATGAGAGATCTCGACGTGGTTAGCAGGTCGAGACACGCGTATCTGGACTGATGTTAATGCAAGTGTATTGCAAGAACTACACGTCAGAAAAGTCCAAAGAGTTTCTGGGATGTGGGTAATTCATAATAATTCAGTAAATAAGAGAATATGAATTACTGAGATAATATGAATTACTAAAGGAGAGAAAGATTATATATAGTCAAACTTTTCCGCTCACCTTCTCCCATGCTGGCCAGAACAGTTCGTCGAGTGCCCGCACGATCGGTTCCTGTGAGTAGGTATCGCTGTAAGCAACGCCTGAAAGAAACAGCGCCGCTTCGACCATCTCGTGCCTCAGTGTTTCGCGAAAGAGTTTCGCGTCTTTGGTTGTCTTCCTGTCTATTTCAATGACCTTCGCATCAGGTAGATACTGCCCGTAGCATTCATCGAGGTCTTTCACCCGTATCGGTATCCTGTATCCGGCAATAGAAACACTTTTAAGCATCGGGTTTATTCTACGGGTTAGTTGAGTAGGAGTCCAGTTAAATGACACAGGATACAGGTCACATGACCTAAAAAAATGTCTTGATTTTCTGACAGAAGATTGCAATATCTGCGGTGTGCCCGCCCAATTTAAAAGAACATCCAGCGGTAAGATCCAATACCGTGGCGAGTTGTTTTCTGGTTTCAACAAACCTAAGAAGGCTCCTGCCGGAGACCCTAAGAAGTATGTCGTGCTTGCAAAAAGCGGTAGTGATGTGCGTAAATTAAAGTTTGGTCAACGTGGGTATAAAGATTTCCTGCAACACAAGAACGAAAAACGTCGTTCTAATTTCAAGTCTCGGATGAACTGTTCGTCCGAAAAAAATAAACTAACGCCCAAATGGTGGGCGTGTAACTATAACTGGTAAGATCAATATGGGCACTAAGTACGACAAAAAGAAACAAATGGGTGAAGCCAAGAAGGCTGCTTTTAAAGCGGAGGAACTAGAGAGGGCTGGGGGTATCCCGATGACTGGATTGAATCCGCTCGGTATGCCTGAGTCCACTATTGGTATGTCTAAGAGTGAAAAGTTTTTTTCGGAAGGCAGAGCACTCGATAAAGTGCAACGGGAAGGCTACAAGACTTTCGGCGACAAGGCCACAGGTGAGCAGGAAAATAAACTGAGAGCGCTGCAAGGTCTCCCAGCGATATCGCACACACCTAAAGAGTTTACTGAGAACATCAACAAGTCCGTAGGTTTTGGTGGTAAGAGCGCACTGCTCGACCAAGAAGGTCGCGATAGAGCACTGAAGGGGGGCATCGGTGCTGGCCTAAGCTACGAGGAGGCTGATGCCGAAGTGACGAAAGCATATGATTTCCTGAAGAAAAAGTACGGTGGTAAGGATACACCAACTACACCAACCCCAACGCCTACAACAACCCCAACACCTACACCAACCCCAACACCGTCGCCGTCGGCACCTTCCTCGCCTACACTACCTCCTGAAGTGCCAGTAGAAAAAAACCCTATCGTGCAGTTTTTTGATGATGCTATGACGAGTGGTACCCCCGAGCGAGCCCTAATAAAAGGCGGATCTCTGATCCTTAAAGGAACGGCGGAAGCCCGAGCCGCCAGAGCCGCTGCTGAAGCTGCTGCTGAAGCTGCCGCTAAAACCGCTGGCGCAGCAGGTGATGCTGCTAAACCATTTAACATGGTAGATGACGCAGCCAAAACCGCAGATGAGGCACTCAAACAGAAATACAATTTTAGACCCGCTAGTGCTGTTGACGACGCCGCTAAAGCCGCCGCTAAAGTTGCTGGCGCAGTAGGTGATGCTGCTAAACCATTTAACATGGTAGATGATGCAGCCAAAGCCGCCGCCAAATACGCAGAAACTTCAAAGGCCGTGAATGCAACCCTTGACGCTGCTTCTGCGGCTGCTCAGAAAACTGGGATGCGTGTCTATAACGCTGCCCTACGGGCAGGACAATCTAAAGAAGCAGCGCTTGCCGCAGCTAATGCCGCTGAGAACGCTGCAATCCAAAGCGCATACAAAGACGTAATGGACAATTACGGTAAATCTTTCGACGCGGTAGATGAAGCCGCAGGTGCTACTGACGAAGCCGCAGGTGCTGCTGACGAAGCCGCTAGTGTTGCTGACGAAGCCGCTAGTGCTACTGACGAAGCCGCTGGCGCTGCTGATGAAGCAGCCGCAGCCGCTGGAAAAGGAAAGGGCGCTATCGCTCGACTTGTCAACAAAGCCGCTAAATCAAGATTAGGGAGAATTGCACTTAAAGGTCTTAACGTTGGAGGTAAGGGGTTTAGGGTTTTTGGTAGAGCTGCTGGTCCGGTGCTAGAGATCTATGATGCGGCCAGATATTTTACGGGCGACCAAGAAGTGAAAGACCAGTATGCGAAGGACGTCGCGACCCTAGGACAACGAGTGTTCCAGCCCAAGTCCTTTGGCGAGTTCGCAGGAGGAGTCGGTGATGTATTAAGCCCGACTAAGAACGTACTCGGTACCGCTGAAGCAGTTAGACAGTTATTAAAAGCTCAGGAGGGCGCAAGAACCGCCGACGCTTCTCTTAAGTATGCGCAAAGTGTCATCAAGGCACAAAATGACAGACGGAAAGAGCTGTACCCTGACGAAGTTTTTGATAAACTACCGAAAGCACAACAAGTAAAAATCAAGCAAGCAATTAGGCAAGAGTTTAGCGACGCAGGTGTAAAGACATTCGGGCGATATCAATAAGATCCTATGGCTGATAACGAAAAAACCGAAGAGAAAAACTTCTCCTATGAGGGTGACATTCAACCTCTGATGAATAAGTATTTCAGTGTGGCTGCTAATAGTGGCTTGAGTGGTGACGATCAAATATCGTTCCTGCAAAAACAGCGTCGAAGACTTGAAGGACAATCTGAAAGGGCTATGGACCTTAAACTAAAAGAACTCGCTTTCGAGGACGCTAAGCTGAGGTTGGAGGAAAATAGGAGGAAGTCCATTAGCTCACGCGAGAACATGACGGCACTCGCCGCACTACAACAGACGTTAGATTACGGTCTGACGGAGGTACCAGAACCCCAACGACCTAACTATTTCGCTAGAGTCGGGGTTGCCAACGGTGCACTTATTGGTTCGGATGAAACTGCTAAGGCCATGTGGAGCAGTGTGACCAAAGACCAATCTTCCAGTAGGAGCGATCCTAGTGTGGATTACCGGAACAACATCCTTAAGGGGCTCGACAGCGTTAAATTCGGGGAGGATTATGCGGGTAAACCGACTAATAGTTTCGCTGACGTTGGAGAAAAAGCCAAAGTGGAGCGTGTTGTTACACTCGGTACGCCGGAAGAACAACTACAGGCAGCTGAAATGAGCGCCGATGAACTTTATGGTCTTGCTAAAAACATCAGAACACGATATGACGCAAGCGCATTAGGCGTAGGGAAAACAGCTACATCCAATACCAGATCTCTATTCTCAAGTAAAAAGGCTCCACCGCTGGTGACGCCACCTTAGACAACATAATACCAAACCAAATTACCACCATGCTGGAAATTAAACAATTCGACGACTGGCTCGCAAACCAAGAAGAGGCTGCCGAACCAACAACAAACCTTAAGAACTACACGGATTATGTTAGGTCTAGCTACTACAGCGCAGGACAACTAAACCAAGAGACTGAACAGGAGATCGCCGCCGGAGTTGCTGACCGTCTTAATAGTGATGGCTTGTTTACCGACGACATGTCCGAAGAGGACAAAAATAATTTATACTCTAGTGTTATTGGCGCGACGCGTAATGCAGACACCGACGCTCGCTTTGTGTTGGACTACCTCCGCACGAATAGTGAAGGGCCAGCAAATGTCTTAGCAAACGAAGCTAAAGTCAGCAATCTTGCGAACTACCTTACCCTACAAGAGAAATCCCCATCTGAAGCGGAGGGCTTTAAGCCATATGTCGATGAGATCCTTGCCGACAAGTCACTGATAAAACGTGCGCGTATGTCCGCTGTCGATCGCGGGGAATATAGCATCGCAGCACTCGACGAGGAAGACGGCACGCGCACCCTCTACGCTGGCCCAAATGCACGTCCTGAATCTATTGCGGGTGAGGTCAAGTCACTTATTGCGACTGGTGCTCTGTCGTCCGCCGACCTATATCGGGTCAACGATTTCGTCAAACCATTAAACGGTGGTCTGACCAATGGTGCTGAAGACTCCCGATATGAGACGTTCGCACGTACGATTAGTGATCTCGCAAAAAAAGATAAGGACTTAAATCAGTTAATCGAAAAAAATGCTTCCGATAAAATAGAGCAGAAGACAGCTGAACTCCGCACCACCGGAGAGAGTATATGGGGGGGAGTGAAGACGGTCATCAGTTACCCCTTTATCAAGGGAGGTGATCTTCTTCTTGACCTGTTTGACGGCGAACAGAAACAGCCGAAGTATGCGCCCGACACAAAGCTGTCTGACGCGGTCGCTGGTAATAGCGCGATCAACCAACGCTTTAGCGCCGCTGAAATTGAAAAGTTCAGTGAGGCGCTTACGGACAGAGTTGCTGGAGCTCCTTATAGAGCCGACCGTCCTGAGACCGGAATCACTACCGACTCGATGGGTAATGTTATTCTCGCCCCAAGCCTTTTAGCTAATGTAGAGCAGTTTAATCAAGCTGTCAGTAGCTCTTCGCTAAATAAAGACCAGCAGAAACAAGCCTCTGTCCAACGTAAATTGTTATTGGAATCCGCTGCTCCTGACCTTATTCGGATGATCCTTGAAGAAGAACCTGAAGCGGTTAGCAGCTACGCAAAAGCAAAAGCCGATGGGCTCTCCCCTTCCGAGTTTGTCGAACAATATGTAGGTAATAATAAAAATTATGATGCGTTTGGTACTCGCTTAGAACAGTTTGGAAAAAGCGCATGGAAAACTTTGGCTGAGATCCCTTTAGGTATTGCCGCCCTTGCTGGTAATGAGTGGGCTGCTACGACGATGGGCGACATGATTAAAGACCAGACCAGACGTCAAGAGTTCTCCCGTCTCTACGGAGACGAGTATGGTTTGGGTTTCCAGATACTGAACACACTCCCACAGGTAGCTGCCGACATCGGCCTAACTATTGGAACAGCTGGCGCGTTTGCTGGAGCCAAAGCACTTGCGAAAACAGGCGCGGCGTCGGCGCGTGCTATGATCCGGAATGGTGCCAAGATGGCACTCTCTGAGATTGATGATGCGGCAGCGGCTTCGTTCCGTAAAGCGGCGTCCGCTGAGGGCTCACAGTTTCTCGGTAAGGCTATCACAGATGTTGGTAGGAGTTTTGGTAGCAAGTTCGGAGAGCTGGCTCCACTTGCCGCTGTCACGTTCACCCGATCAGCTGGCTCCTCATTCGGTTCCCTCTACAATCAGCTGCCGGACGACATGAGTCACGAGGAAAAATATAAGACCGCTCTTCCCGCTGCCCTTGCAATGGGCATCTCCACGTCTGTCATCACAGTGGGTCTGTCGGGATTGGGACTCGGTGCTGTTGAAGATATCGGCACAAACGTGGTTCGTAATAAAATTCTCGGTGGTGACACACTAACAACACGTGCTGCCCTTGAGGCTGCTGAGCGTGCTGTTCCAGTCAGTAAGATGAATTACCGACAAGCCAAACAGGCATACCAGAACGCAGCTAACGAAGGCCGCATCCTTAGCGACAAGGCGTTTAACGCCGCTGCCCGCGCAGCCGTCACCAGCACTTACAAAAACTGGTTGAAAACCACAATAAAGGGTGGACTTAGTGAGTCGTTTGAAGAGGCGCTAGACCAAGGCGTCGGCATGGCTATTGAGAACGCTGCTCTCGATCGGGATGCTTCGCTTGCTGAGAAGGTTGCACAAGTGTTCGATGCAGGACTTATTGGTGGTGCTTTGGGTGCAGGTATTGCTGGTAGCACCCAGTTCGGCAGAGTTCGTAAATCAGAACAGAGTCTGGTGTTTGAGGGCAGAGCATCCGCATTTGAGGATATCGCAAAGCGGCTCCGTAGTAACAATAGCAATTCTACCGCCGATGTATTGCAACGCCGTATCGACGAGGCGCGAGAGCAAGCACGACTCTCTGTCGAAAGAGATATCGCCGCGCAGAAAACTCAAGAGGAGGTCAAAGAACGCACTGTCGTTGCTGACCCCAACGAAAGACCCCTTAAAGGTAGACCTGTCTTTAACGAAGAGACAGGTCAGTGGGCACCCGCAGACGAGCCGTTCGACCCTCTGCTCGATGACATCCTAGGAGAGGAGATCGAATATAGTGGCTTTGAAGGCGTTCTGGAGCTAGACGCAGACGGCAGCTCTGTCGTCCTCCGACTCAATAAACCGTATACCACAGAGGGAGGCGGGTCAGTTGAGTTCATTAACTTGGGACCACGCTTCCAGAAAGCCTCAAAATTTACCGCCCCTCTCCTTACCATTGGGCAGGAGACTTTCGGCGTGCCCGCTGGCACCCCATACATATCAATGGGTGGTAAGAAGAAAACCAAATTTGCTTTTCCAGCAAAAGAGAAAGTGACCCCAGAGTCATTTGAAGTCTTTCGTGATGATGAAGGGAACGTGCGTAGCCTTATCGTTAAGGGTGGTCTCTCCCTTAAGGACGGGTCTACGACCATGAATATCCCCCTTACTAACTCTTTACAGATTAAAGCTATAGCAGAGTGGTACGGTATTGACATTACGCCTAAACTGCCAGTGTCAGAAACCGCAGACGGTCAATTCGAGTTTGGGTTTGCTAACCGCAAGGATCTCGTCAAGTCGAAAGAAGAGTTCGGGTTCGTCGCCCCAGATGAACCAGAGATGACCGACGAAGAGCTAAAGGCAGAGACAGAGGACATCCTCGGTCGGTCATTCGCTCCTGTAATGGAGGGAGAGATGGAGCTCGTTACTGATAAACAGAACAGGACTAGAAGAATACTTGAGGGGTTCGACACTCAGATCTCCAGTAAGCAGAAGAACCTCAAGAAGGTTACCGATACCCTCGCGCCACTCAAAGATCTTAGTGACAAGCAGTTGACCGGAGACCAGAAGCTCATCAAACAACAGAGCATTGATCTTGAGAAAAAAATCAAAAAAGAAATTACCGCACTTAGAAAAGCCAAGAAAGAGTTTAGTGAGGACGCGATCGAGCTCGGATCTTCGGCAACACAAGAACCACTAACTGCTACACCACAAGGCCCACGCGTGTATCGGAGTTGGGATGAGTCACAGAAACAACTAGACCGCGATTTCGCTGAGTCCATCAATGGAATCAGGCAGAGTTATGTGGATACGGACGTGCCCGTTGATGTGGATCGTATTGAGAACATTATACGTATAGTACCACTCCGCAACAAGCTCGGCACATCTATTGCTCTCTCCGACGTCTCGATTGAAGAACTGGACGCCGTCGAATCAATGGCGGAGGACATTATTAGTTTTGCAGAGGACACCAATAATAAGGCTACGCCGAAGCAACGTCAACTAATCATTGATGACTACAGGGCTTTGGTTGCTCGGGTAAATATCATACAGCAGTACGCCGTTGAGCGTGAGTATGAAGAGGTTTTCGGTCTGGCGGTGTCGGAACTGAAAGCGTTACAGACGGAACCGGAACCCGAAGAAGAGGTCGAAACAAAAGCAAGCGACAATGACACGCTACACTACCTACTCTCCAATACACCTGAAGCGTTTACCACGATTGATGTAAAACCATTTGCTGACAAAAAGGTTTTAGGTACCCTGAAAAAAATGGGTGTTGAGATCGGCAAGCAACGCCAAGACAGTGTAGAAACGGTAACGGTTACAGGTTACGATCAAGAGACCAGAGAAATACTATACGAGAAGAGTGGCGTCACAGTGCGTGCTCCACTATCTACCGTCAACTTCGAGTCCCCTACTCTACGCACCGCCATTGACGCCGCGAGCACAGAAGTTTTTGATATTACGCAACAAGCCAAAAAAGAAATGGCAGCGATTAAACGTAGAACGGCACGGCCAGTACAAGACCGTGCGCGTGACTTCCTTATTAAGGTTAATGACTACGTCACTAAGAGCAAAGCATTAGACGAACGCCTTAAGGAAGTGGACAGAATGCCCGCAGCAAAGAGGTCCGCCGTCAAGCAACGCATCGAAGGGCAGCTGAAGGAGCTGAGAAAAAGTGCTACCAAATACGTCAACAGCGTTGGCTCTGTCCTACAGTCTGACTTTGATTTCTATAAAGACCTAGAGGAAGAACAAAAACAGGAAATAGCTGCCCAGATCCGCCGCTCGCTTTACGGTGTTGGGGGATTTAAACAAGAAGTGGCGCCTAGAGCTAGAGTCAAAGCCTTTAATCCAACGCCCGACATAAAAGTCACTAGGGTAGTATACGCCAAAGAGCAGTTCCGAAACGGCACGCAAGAGGAAGACATGCTTAATGAGCTAGTCGAAGGTGGTCACATCGTTAACCTGCCGGACACCGGAAAGGCCTTAGCCCAAGCTGGTCTTTTTATTACTGAGTCCGGTGTGAGTAAATTCCCAGCGTTCTCGCAATCTCAAGTTGAGTTAGTCGAGCAGGAAGGCCAAGAGGTAGCTGACACTAACGCTTACATCAAGGACAAGCACGAACTCCTTAGCGAAAAAGTCCTGTCTAAATACCCACAACTCGGCGAGCTGGTTACCATTACAGGTAGATCCAGAACCAAAGGAACCATTGGTGATGATACCGCTATGCTCGACTCTATTGAGGTAGAGATCAATCGAATGAATAGCGCTATTGAGAAAGATGCGCTACTCGGCAGAAAAGTACCTTCCGAGTTCATCAAGAAACGCGACGGGTTGGTGCAGCAATTAAAAGAAGCTAAGGTCAGAATAAAGGACGAAAGATATTACGAAATTGACGGAAAGAAATACGAAGTCGTTAATAGTAAAACGGACAGGAGTATTTACTTTCCGGTGGATAAAGACGGCCTGTTTGGTGTGTTCACAAACAACCCTAAGATCACAAGAGCGCAGATTGCGGCGGGTTATCGTGTGGTCATACCTGATAAGTTCGATAGAGATCTGTTTAACCCATCGCAGTATACACGGGACGGGCGTATTATCGAAGGATACTATATGCCCCGCAATCCAGAACCATCTACCGTAGGTAGTTTCGGTCGCGTATCGAACCCGAGGATTGATGAGAACGGCGAGCAGATACTCGACGAGAGATCGAACTTTGATAGCACACGCATTGAGTTGTTTGTGAATAACATGGTGAGTACGTCTGAGATTCAAGGGAATATGGGGGCTTACTTCGCCACCTCATTAAGAGAACTCAATAAAATTACCCGCAACCTCCTCGCGTCGAAAAGAAATAGTGATTCAAGATTCCCTTGGTCAGAGACTTACATCGACAACACGGTATCAGACCTTACCCGAGGGTTTGCTGCCGAGTTAAATGAATACCGCTTGGCTCAAAACGTAGTACGGAGAGCCTTTCAGTCTTTGGAATTTCAAGATACGATTAAGATCGGGAAAGAGTTAGTAACTAGATATATTGACGAAGAGGGCAACACGATAGAGTTTTCTGATCTCCCACAGGAAATCAGAGATGAAAGTATTGTGGATAAACTCAAGAAAACGGATCTTGTTAAGTTCGTAACTGAGATGATCCCAGATCGTGATGTTAATTCGATAGCTGCCGACATCAAAAAGATATACAAGAACATCAAGGGCGAAGATTCTAATTCGGTTATTATCCAATACGCCAAATTGCTTTATGCTAACGCCACTGTTGCAGGTGGTAGGTTCTACTCACTACCAGATCCGAATACGTATTTAAATCGTCCAGCTAATCTGACAGTTGTGGGGACCTCGGTCTTTAACACAGTAGCAAATAGGAATGCAAAAGCTGAACGAGCTAACCCCAACACCGAATATGTACCCTTAGATTACGTTACGCGAGATGGAGATGGGTTCTTCTTAGAGGAGATAATCGGAGCAGCGGGCGCGGACACAATCCAAGCGCTGCAAGATGAGATGGATCGGCGGAGACAGGAGAGCGGAGCAGATGCGGGAGTATATGATATGCTACTCACGGGTGAGTCGTATGCCAGCGCACTGGAATCGTCTGACCTTGTCTTTATGAACCGTTCAGCTTTGTTGGCGAGCGAACTATACCGCACTATCGCAGAGGACAAGACTGGCAAACTAGCCCAAGTCTTCAGGGATCTCGCGGTGCAGACCGGAGTAATCCCACAATATCAGGCAGACAACTTGTCTGATGCTGTGCTCGTCCAATCACTATCCGGCAGACTTAACACTGATTACGTCCTCCACGCCAATAAAGGGTACGCTCGCACTGTGCTATCCACATTGTCCGGAACGGATTTAGGTAAGCAGGCCGCTGGTATTCTAATCGCCCTTAGATGGCTACCACCTACAATGTCGCTTCCGTTGCGAGCACCAGCTGAACGGAAATCTGCAACACCTGCGGCGACAGCAACCACGCCACCGGATGAAGCCATCGCGGCAGGTAAAGCCTTACGCCAAGCAGAAGCAACAGATAGTGACACGATTGATTATGCCAGAAATTACCTAGAGGCATCTCAGGCAGCACTACCGTATCTGTTAAAGCTCGGCAGTGAGCGAAGGATAGCCCTCAACACAATCGAAGAAGCTCGCGCAGACATTTACGATTCGTTCCGTTTGCTGCGGACGCTTATTGGTCAGACAGACCCCGAAGACATAGGACCTGTCCAGACGAAAACCAAAAGGCAGATCGCCGAAGGTATTGAGATCGGTCGCGTCGGAGTTACAACCGAAAGCGTTGCTGCGTTCCAAGACAAAAATGTTAGTGGTATCGAAGCAGAAATCCAGAAACTACAGGATACACGCAAGAGAACTGAAGATCTTATAAATGGAATAGGCTCTGTTCGGGCGAGGATTCTGGAGATCACTGATGGTCTCGTTTTACGAGACGAGGCGAGCAAAGCCATTGAGGTGATACCAGCTCTACTAAAACAGGCAAAGTCTAATAAGGAAAGGACCGCGCTTAAAGCAGAACTGGCGGAGCTACAAAAGACTTACGAAGATATCTTCTATAGAGGCGACGAGACTCTCGCTGACTTGGATGCTTCGATAGTCACTAAACAAAAACAACTTGAAAAGGCTAAGGCTGTAAGAGAACTAAGTGGACCTACTCTAGTCAACAACCTAATTGAGAACATCGAAGCGGCCTACGCCCAAATAAATAACAATCGCGAGTTCTTGTCTGAGCTCTCTGAATCCGCTAGAGCTCGTATCCAAAGCGAAAGCCAACGGATTGAGCGCCTCCGTAAACTACCAGAGTGGCAACAATACGTTGAGATCATTGCTGGTTCGCCTACTATTTTACGCGGTAGAAAAGACATAGATGAGAAAGTGAGGCGTAAGATTGATGAGATTGAGAGTGACGCGACAAAACGTAAGACATTTGACGATGCCGTAAAGGCACGGGCAAAAGCACTCGATCAAGCGCTGATTAAAAACGGCTTCAACCTACCGAAGGCTGGTCTCATTACCCCATACGTTGATCCGATGGACTTCGTCGTTAGCAAGCCCCGATTCGAACCTTCTGAAGGTCAGACTACAGACCCGAATGTTCGTGGAGTTGGTCGCCCAAGTGGCAAAGTAGTCGCAACATTTAGCGAGCAGAATCTCTCAGCCGCTGAGCGCCAGCAGTCCACAGCGAAATCATTCTCCGAAGTAGTTGCACCGATAGTACGCTCAGGTGAACGCTTTAGACCCGCTCTACCACCCCTCCCAACCAAAGAGGTCGGCGGCAGAATCAAAGTACTCAGCAAGCCGAAAGAATACGATCCGAACGACAAGTTCTTCTCGCTGTCTCAGATCGACCCATCCCTCCGCGACGAAGCAAGGGTAGAGAACCTGCGCGTAGCTGGACAACTCGGTCTCGTATCCGGTGACCCGAACTCTGTTCTCGGAGCCCTCCGTAGAATCACGCAGACTGGCACACCGAGGCAACAACTGATTGCCGAACTGCTGCTGACTGCGCCGGACTTCATTAGGGACATCAACTTCGTTATGGTCGAAGTAGACTTGGGCTTTGCTGGTCTTTATGACAAGACGAGCAACTCAGTCTTAGTTAACCTAAACGAACACAACGGTCGTGGTTTAGTGGACGTGCTCCTGCACGAATACCTCCACGCACCGACAGCTAAGGTTCTACTTAACCCTAAGACTGAGTCCCAACGGAAGGCAGTGGCACGTATCGAAGCGATTCGTAACTTCGCCATCGCTAATGCGGCTAAACTCGGACTGGACACAGATCCAGTTGTAAGGCTCGGCTTGTCCAACAACGCTGAGTTCTTGACCTACGCCCTTACTGCACCGGAATTCCAGAACATCCTTGCTGGTCTTGCACCGCTTGACCAACGCTCGATCCTGCGCCGTCTCGTTGACGCTATCCTTAACGTCTTTGGTCTTGATCCTAAGAAGCACGAGGTTGCCGCTGATGCGATCCAAGAACTACTCGACTTCACCAAGATGTCCCTCGCCCATGCAGGTACGTTCAGCGTCGATAACAAATGGAGAGCGTTGGTTGGAACTGCTCGCAGCAAGAACGAACGCGCACAGGCTTACTCCAACCTTACCGCTGCTAATTTAATCAACGATGTGATTAGCCGCTACAACGAAGACGGGATACTAACCGACGAGGGCGGCGTCAATTACATCCGTGTCCCCGAACTCGAAGGCGACACAGCAATCGACGTGCTCGGTGAGATCCGACGCATCGCACCTGAAGGTATCAACATCGAGATCAACAACACTATGGTTGGTGCGATGGGCGCTAACCCAACCAAGCCTAACACAATACTCGTCAACGAGAATTTGGTAGCGACAATGGCAGCTGGTCTGTCGGCAGCTAATGCTAGGGCGGTAGTGCGCACGGCAGTGGACGAAGAGCTCGCCCACCTTGCATCATTCGCCGTATTCAAAACCGAAGACTTCGCCGCTATCGCAGCGGAGATCGGTCCTGATAGAGTGAACGAGATCCTCGACATGATCTACTCTAGCGCAGTTCCTGACGCCACTGAACGTGCGGCTCGCATTGCTGCTGATCGTGAGGCAGGCGTGACAGGAGACGTTGACGCTGCTGCTGAGTGGGTGCGTATGGAGATCACTCGTTTGGCTACTGGCCGCACGAGGGAAGCTGACATCGCGTTCTTCTACACGAACCCGTCACTGCTTGAGCGATTCCTCGAAGGACTCAGAGCGTTTATCAACAAACTCAAACAACAATTTAAGTCTGAGCCTACTGCTGGTACTGCCGCTCGCATCTCGCAAGCATCCCGTTCGTTCCGTAAACTACGTAACGGCGGCGCACTACCTACGCCGGAGCCGTCCGCAGCTAATGAGTACGGCGACTCCACCGCCTTCATCAACGCCATCAACGGCGACATCGCTGAAGGACAGGAAGACCGCACATACTTCATGCTCCCTGTATCCGGTACCGGTAACAGTAAGGCTGCCGTAAGCGGATTCTGGAAGACGGTACAGGATAAGATGTACAACCTGCCAATGGAGCTCCGGAAGTATTTGAGTCTGAGAGATGGCACTATCTCACAAGTTGAGTATACGATTCAGGACTTCGACCGCCGCTTTCCGAAGATGCGTGACGAGGCTCTTGCTAGGGGCGCGAGCATCGAGGACATCGGCATGATCCTCGGAACTACTGCTCCGGTTGTACAAGGTGAAGCACGCAAAGAAATCCAAAGGAAGGTTCGCGAGTTCAAGACGAATAACGCAACTGATCCAGATCTTGAGCGTAAGGCCGACGACTACGAGGCTAAGTTGACACAGCCAGAAGCTGACAAGTTCTTTGCGGCGTTCCGTAAACAACAGAAGGCAATGGAGGATAAACTCAAGAGCGCTGGCTTTGGAGACCTCGTTGACTACCTCGTTGAGTTCAGGGGCGAGATCAATAAATACAAGGCGGTCATCAACTTCGACGAGTCCAACGACGTATACCTCACTAGAACATTCAGGTTCTTCGGATCGGAAGGTTGGGCCAGCTTCGCTAAGACGGGCGGTGTTGCAATGCTCGACGGCAAAGAGGTAGACTTCAACAAGCTCCGTGCCGCTGCCGCTAAACACTTTGAGTGGGAGGTAAACAACGAGGCGAAGCAGACTGGTCAAACCTTTACTGCGGAACAACACGATAAGAAACTGGTTGAGTATCTCGATAAGTATCTTGAGAACCTCGAACTCCAAGCCGCCGACGCCAAAGAGTTAGGTGCAATGAACACTATCCGCAAGGATGTGAACCGCCTACTAAACAAGAAGGACTTCGACGAACCTTTGCGTATGTTGTTGGGCGAAGTCACTGACCCGTTTGAGAACGCAGTCCGCACCGTGTATAACGTCGGCAGGTTCGCAGCCAACGAGAGATTCCTACGCGACTTCGCAAGTCAGGCAATCGCAATCGGAGTAGCCAGCCGGACACGCAAGCCGGACATGGAGCTCCTCTTCCCACCGACTCAATCGGCACAGCTCGGAGACCTTGCTGGCTTGTATGTGAGGAATGACATTGCCGCTACCATCCGCGAGGAGTTAGGCATGAACGGAATGAAGCAACAGTCCAAGGCGATGGAGCAAATCAATATGTTCGGTCGCTTCATAGCTAAGTTCTCCGGTCTTTCGATCACCGCAAAGACATTGGGCTCCGTTGGTTTCTATCCTCGTAACGTATTGGGCGGCATTGCCCTGACTACATCACAAGGCATCGTTAATCCGGTCTACCTGAAGGAGGCGTTTCGCCTGTCGATCATCGCTAACATGTCCCTCAACGGTAGGATTAAGGCGGAGTCGGAGGAGTCCCGTAATCTGATGCGTAGACTTGTTGAATTGCAGGTGCTGAAGGATGATACTCAGGGTCGTATCGCAATGGACATGCTTAACGGCTTTGTCAACTCTACGGATCAGCAACTCGAAGAGCTGCTTAACGATATCGTCGAGGCACAAGGCAGTGGCAACATCGAGAAGATCATCAAGAAGTTCAAACTCAAAGGGACATGGGAAGCCACGAAACAAGCTGGCGGTTCTACTGTTGAGTTCCTTGCATCACTCAACAACGTAATCGACAGCGCGTTTAAACTTAACGCCTACTTCCACGAGTTGAGTGTGCTGAAGGAAGCCTACGGTGACACGGAATCCGAAGCCAAACTAGAAGTGGACGCCGCACGCAAAGTTAAGCTGACGTTCCCAACGCACTCGGATCAACTCAGTCTTGCGAAGGCGTTTAACAAATCGCCGTTCTCGATGGTCGCCCTTCCGTTCGTCCGGTGGAAGACCGAGGTGTTCCGCACGATGTTCAACACCGTCCCGCTTGCTGTTGAAGAAATCAAATCAGGCAACCCGACCATGCGTAGTCGCGGCATCAAACGCCTGATTGGTTTCGTCACCACTATGACAGGCGGCGGTGCTGCCTACGGTGCAATATTCGCCACACTGTTTAGTCTCCTGACTGATGACGAAGAAGACGAGCGCGATGGCGTGCGTAAGCTCACCGACGAAGAGCTCGACGCGCTTCGTCAAGGTCTACCGAAATGGCAGCGCAACCACGGTATCTTCGCACAGATGCTGCAAGACGGTAGCGTACAGGTCATCGACATGTCCAACATCCTACCACATAGCCAGCTTACTGACTTAGTTGGTCTGGCCTCTCGTGGTAACCTCAAGGGTATGGCCGACTACATCACCTCCGAGATGATTGGAACTCAGATCGCTGCCAGCACTGTGTTCGAACTCGCACAGAACCGCGATGACTTTGACCAACCTATCTGGTTGGACACTGACGGCGCGGTCGGTGCCTTCGGTAAGTCTCTAGTGCATTTGGCTAAGGGTACGGTAGTGCCGTCCGCAGTTGACAAAGTGATGAAGATTGGTAGATACGGCGAGCAAAACGCCAAGGAGATGATCGTCGGTGAGCTCACAGGTGTGAGACCGATAATCCACAAGGTAACCGATATCGAGTACCGTGGCATGCGGAACTTGAAAGAGTCGGCTGATGCCGTGGTGTCACTCCTCTATCCGTTGTCTTCTGGCAAAGCTCTCGATCCGAGTAAGGTCGAGGGGGTTATGGAAGAACACCAATCGGCGTCCAACAAGAACCAACAGAAGCTGCACGACTTCCTCATGGGCATGCAGTCCATTGGTTCTACGGAGGCGTCGCTCGCGGCTACTGCACAACAGATGAAGTTCAGTAAGCAACGCTTCGGTGCTGCCCTTGCAGGAGAGAACATCCCTTGGGGGCCGAACGAACAGTGGTTCCGTAAGATGTATGATAACAAGGTACGGGTCGGTGAACAGAACCCTGATGAGATCGCCAGCGAAATCAACAGGGTCATGTCTAAGAAAGCCGATGGCTACAACACTAATTTCCTTGAGTAAGCACTACGTACAACTGCCAGAAGAAGCACACTACAGCCCATAGGAACCATCCACCTAAGAAGAGGAAGCAGATTACTTGCATACTTGCCTCCCTTCCTTAGCGGCTTGGGTTGCGAGCAACCCTTTCTTCATGGCTTTCAGTTCTTTGGTAGTGCGTTCATGGAACCAACGCAGTAGCTGGCTCTTCTCTGCGAACTCAAGGTGTGAGGACGTCTCTCTTTTTTTGTCTATTACTTTCATACGATTACAGTTTGAGTTTGGTTCCGAAGTTAGCTAACCGGACACGCCATAGCTTGTCGCCCCTGCCGACCTGCTTGTGCTCGACTATCAGGTGACCGTTGTCGATACTGATCTCAGGCTGGCACACGCAGCTGAGGGAGACAACGTGCTCGTGTCCTGTATCCTTATTCGGTATGCTGTGTATCTGACTATTCTTGTGGTGTTTGTTTGTTATCTTCATATGTTTTTATTGTAGAGCTGAGTCGATGAACGCTTCGATTTCATCTTCGATGAAGCCGACCGTAACGTGCGGTTCGTCATTACTGACTTGACACGCGCTTATGACGGAAGCCACGAATGCTGTGGCGATCCTAGCCAGATGTAGCGTGCTACACCGAAGGGAGATGCCGTTGATGTATGCTGTTACGATAACTGTATCGCGCACAACAGAGGATTCGATCGTGAGAATCCCACTACCGACGTCGATTTGTAATTTACTATCTTTCATATTTAGTTTGTTTGTTTGGTTGGTGTTTAGATTGAACGGAACTTGTCGATGTGCATTAGTGCCTCACCGAGCAGTCCCTTCGGTGCCCCGTATGTATCGAACAGACACATCAGTCTGTCACGCTTTTCTTTTTCCTGTCGCCGGATACAGGATACAAGGTTGAGTAGCATGTCGTCGCCTACCGCAGCGCTGCCGAACTGCCACTTGTATAGTGGGGAGTCGTTAGCGAGGGTCGCACATAGTGACGGTATGCAGTCAGCCATCAGTATTAACTTACTTGTCTCGTCGTCCAGTGGCTCCGGCGTAAGTGGCGCACCGAACATCGCACTCGTATGGTAGAGCCCTTCCGTTACATCATAGTAACTTAATTCCGTATGACCTATGAACCCGCCAACTAGCGGCGAGTATGCGGCGATAACATATGGGTCTCCTACCCTACACACTACCTTCACCTTATATCCTGTGGCAACATACGCATAGGATTGAGTGTCATACTCTACGCACCTGAATGGTATCTCTGACAGCATGATCTCCGTATGGTTGCGGCGTAGGATGTTGTGATACCACTCGTACATTTTACCTTCGACCTGCTTCTCCGGCCTCTGGTATTTCTTTCTGAACTCTACTTTAGTCATTCTCATATTTCTTATTTAGTTTTGTTTGTTTTATTTTGTTATACATCAGTGATCTCGATAACCTCTCCTGCTTTAAATGCGTTGGTAGCAGCGCCAGTTGACAGCCAGAGCAAAGGAAAGTCCACGTAGGTGATCTCGCTGAGGTCACTGGAGTAGCCGTCAGTCAGGTAGACCATGACATCCACATCCTGTACGTGCTCCGCCACCCAGTCGAAGGCTGGCTTGAACTTCGTACCGCCACCGCCCTTCAGCGAGGCTGGCACGGTGTCGCCTGCTTCAAGGGACACGGCATCGGCAACCACATGGGAGACGGATAGTAGGTGAACCCTCTCCGGCTTGAGGTCGTCGAGTACCGATTGCGCTTCACTGAGGAAGCGGTCATAGGTGCGCTGTCCGATCGAACCAGAGGTGTCGAGCACGAGCACGATCTCTCCGGCATTGCGGGTGCGACGTCCAGCTGCAACGAGTCCAGTCGTCTGGAAGATCGCGTTGTTGAACGGCGAGTCCCATCCATTGCGTGATCTCTTAGACAACCATTCGCGTAGTAGATCAGGCCAGCTCAACGAGGAGCTGGTGCGCTGTCCTTGTAGGCGGCTGGCAGTTGTGCCGCTGTCGCTCTGCTGACGTCGATCTATTTCATCGGCGATGAAGATCGAGTCGTTCGCTTCTTCGAGTCGGTCGATGGTTTGCTGTTGCGACTCTCCGTCTTCTGGTTCCGGCTCGAACGTATCCGGTGCGCCAGTGCCGACAAAGTCTGAGAGATCATCTCCGCTATCGCTGACATCAGAATCGGTATCACTACCACCACTACCAGAAGCATCGTCACCATCATCGTCTTGGCTGCTGTCTTGATCGTCGCTCTCCCCCTCTTGAGGAGTCTCGCCGTCGTCCGACGTATCATCATCGGCATCATCACCATCATCGGCATCATCGTTAGTATCATTGTCTTGTTGTGGTTTGGGGGTGGTCTGGTCTTGTTGTATTGGTTTACTAAGTATTCTGTATAGCTGCTCGGCTGAGTTGTTACCGGACAGCTCCTCGTCAAGCAGCACGCCACCAATGAAGGGGAATACCTCCTTGCCTATCTCACGATTGCGGTTGGCGATCATCGCGTTGATGACGTAGTCCGCTGCGATGTTTGCAGTTGTGTGGTTGCCTAACTTGGCGAGCCGCCAGCCGTGACCGAGCAGGGCATGCAACGCCTCATGCACTAGCAGGAATGCGATGAGTCCTGCCCCGTTGGGTTGGCGGGATAGCTTGTCGATGCCGTTGCGATTGAGGAGTAGCGTCGAGCCGTCCGTTGCACCGTAAGGCACAGCGTCCGACCACTGCCACTTCATGGACATCAGCTTGCTGTGGGTGAGGAACCAATACCTACTCGTTGTCCGCATGGCTACGGACAGAGGGTGGTTGGTGTCGAACTGTGTGGGGTCTATTGTATTTGTTGTCATTGTATTTTTATTTGTGTTGTAGGTTAGAGTCCCAATGCGGCGAGCGTCTCGTCAGCCTTGACCGATGCAGCCTCCGCTTTCTTGGCGATGCGGACACGCTCGTCTTGCGTCAGACTCCCATCAGGTATGCGGGCGGCATCTGCTACGGCAAGCACTACCTCTTCAATCTCTGGCAGCTCTAGGAAGTTCAGCTTCTGCACACGCCGTGCTTCGTCGCGCAGCTTGTCGAACTGCGAGAGGTGTAAGCGATCGGCGTTGCGTAAGCGGTTGGAGAACTCTGCGATGACTGCCTTGAGGTCGTTGATCGGACCAGCATGTGAGGCACGCAGCATCTCTGTCACTTGCCGCTGCGAGTCAGCACGCACACGGTTGGCTACCTCTTCGGTGAGTCCAACAAGCACGGCCCCGTCAACTGCAACGGGCTGGTTGATAACAGTCAGGCTCATGGTGAACCTGCTCGCTACTTCTGTGGCAGTAGGGATCTGCACCTCGGTGGCGAACGAACCGAGTCGCGTGTTCAATGCAGCGAGTAGGTCAGGGTATGTTGCGAGGATGTCCTCACGGATTGTATCGAGCTCAGCTTGTGCATCGTCAAAGATGTTCTGAACTTCAGTCACATCCTTGATACGTAGGTAGATACCTCCGGTCGGACAGAGCGAACCGCAACGGCGTATGGTTACGCCTGTCTGTTGTTGTAGGCTAATGGCACGACCGACTGCTGTGCCTCGTGCCGTGAGGATCGTGTTGTATACACGAGCCGCATTGCGGTCAGCTCCGGCGGCGGACACCGCCCTTGCTGATGCGCTACGGTTGAGCGCGTTGGTTGCTGGTGCTGTTGTGCTGAAGTGGCACAGCACGATGGATTGGAACGTCTTGAGTTGCATTGTGTTATTGTTTTGTGGTATCATCTTATTTTATTTCTATTGTTTGTTGTTTGTTTACGCGAGAATGAGGTCACGGCTTTTCGGATGCTCGTCGAGCGGGATGCCACGACGGGTGGCGGAGCGGGCACCGAACTCACGGATGTCGCCACGGCAACGCAGCAGGAGGGACACGAGCCAGTCGAACCCGCCACTGTGCACGGCGATGGCGATGTCCTTAACCCCACGGGTAGCGGTGGCAAGGCAAGCTGAGACAAGGGCGAACTGCACCGCAGGATCTTCCGGCACGACGAAGTTATCAGGGTCAGCCTTGAGGGTGGCGATGTCCGGCAGCTTGTCCACATGCTGGAGGAAGGCGAAGTAGGTGCTGGCTGCACGATCCCCGACACTACCGCGAACGAACTTGCGGAACGCTTCTGGCTTGGTATCACGGAACGGATGTGCCAACGCCACTGCTTCCCATGTGCGGGGGCACGGATGGGGCACGCCGTCATAGGGCATGGTAACCGGAGGGTTGAAGTGATCGAGCCCGTCACCGCTTGTTGTGCCGAAGCGCAGGAACGCTGGCACATGAGACCCGCTCGACGCTAGTCTCGGCTGGCTGTCAAACCAGTCAAGCCAGTCAGCGACATTAGGCTCAAGTGTTACCTTGACGCAACGCTCGGTGAACGGGGCGTCTTCCACAGCGGAGCGCGTGCCGTCCTGTCTGCGGTTAGAAGCACAGACCACGAAGACATTCGAGCCTAGCTTATGCGGGCCAACCTTCCGGTCACCGGATGCAGGGTACAGGGAACGGAGGAGGGCACGGACAGCAGGATCGTAGTCGTTGCACTCGTCGAGGAAGAGGAGTGTTGGCTCGTCGCCGACTCGTGCTTGAGTTGGCCAGATGTCAGGAGCATAGAACGACATGTCGTCGCCGTTGGGTTTGCCGTAGCCAATCACCTCTTGAGGGCCTTGCCCGTTGAGGTTGACCTCCCACACCTTGCGACCCATCTGCGGGGCGAGGACTTTGGTGACGATGCTGGTCTTGCCAGCGCCACCACTACCTACGATGAAGAGGAAGCGGTCGGTCGTGACCACCATCTCCGCGAGGTCGAGGAGTTCGGAAGGCTTGACAGGGTTGATGGAGTTACTTGTGTTGGTTGTCATACTATTTATTTGTTTTCTTTTTTATTATGTTGCCGACCATTTATGCTGTCGCAGTCGGCGTTGCGATCGTGTTGTAATTCAGTTTCCTGAAAGGGTCAATAAGGAATCTCAATTATTTTCCTCAGTATACAGTTTGGTTAACCGGATTGCGGAGGCTATCAAGAAGTCGTCTTCTGGATGAGGTAGTTCGGGTAGCGTCATGCCGTCGGGGGAGATCGGGTGGACGCGAACCGTATCGACATCCATTGAGTAGGTGTCACCTGATTCGGTGATCTCTCCTTGGATTAGAAACGGCATTCCGTTTGGCATGATTTCTCTTACAATATTTATAGTGGTGTTGGTTGGTATGTCGCAACAGCACGAATCCCATCCACATTTTTTACATTGCCCACTCATAATGTCTTATAGGTTAGTCGTTTAGTTTGGTTAGTGTGTAGGTTATCGGTCATCGCTCCCTCCTTCCCACTTACCGATGGTGCGGAGATATGCTTCGGAGCGTTGGGCTGCGGTAGCGTGCCAATCGCCACAAATAAATCTCTCGTTTTTAGCAGAGCCTTCCGAATTGACTAGGTAACGCAGTTCCCTTGCGTAGTTTAGAAGTGTGAGGGTGTCATTGAGCATGGTCTTCTCCACTTCGTGCATTGCGTTCAAGTCATTTAGATAATCTGGCAAATCGGTGACAAACGTGTAATTAGATGGAGCATGGTCGCCATCATGTAGATGGATGCCAACACTCTCTGCAATCGCGATTCGTTGTGCTTCAGGACTCATCGCTCCCTCCTTTCGGTCTTTGGCTTATCCATAGGTCAGCAAATTGCCAAGCAGCTGCAATCTCATCATTTGCTACTTTTCGCTTTCCTTCTAGAAATGCCATTGCGTTT